GTGAGAGGGAAAAAACGTAGTAGGGTTTTTTGAAGACGTTGCTACTTCGTTTAGAAATGGATGGGCAGCAGTGAAACAGGACGAGAGTTCGTTTCTTGGAGATGCGCGTGCTTGGGACGAGAACCTAAAGGGCAGGGGAGCGTTCGCACCTGAAGTGTGGAACAAGCAAGGCACCCCAATGGAGCAGGGGTTATCTTGGATGAACACGATAACAAGATTCCCCATGCGGATTCTTGGAGGAACGGACGAGTTTTACAAGACTCTCGCTGCTCACCAGTTAGTCCGACAAGAGGCAATGGTGGAAGCGGTAGCAAAACACGGCATGGTAGATGGAAGGGAGATCGCTGAATACGTCTCAAAGACAGTTGATGGTCATATGCTCAGAAACACGCTGGATAATTCAGTCTCTATGTATTCAGAAAAGGGACTACTTATCCAGGGCGTTAAAGAAATGAGGGCAAAGGGCATTGAACCATCAGAAGGAGCATCACAGACAAAAGCACTGATGCGTTACATTGAGGAAAACAGAAGACCTGCGAGCAAATCCCGTATGGCAGAGCAAGCCGTCAACTACGCAAAAGACGCTACATTCACAAAAGAACTAGAAGGACCAGTAGGAGGAAGAGTTGCGGGACTGCTGAGAGATGTCCCTGTCCTTAAGTTTGTTCTCCCATTTTTAAGAACCCCTTGGAACATCCTTGGGTTTGGTTTGGGAAGAAACTTTGCAGGAGCAGCAATAGACCAAAGTTACAAAGCGTTGGCTTCCAAGTCTAAGAGTTACCGTGAGATAATGAAAACAGGCACCGGGCGTGAGATTACAGAACTAAACGGAAGGTTAGCGTCATCTGTTGGATATACTGCGGCACTTTATTGGTATGTAACGTCAAACGGAGACAAGATTAGTGGATACGGACCAGAAAATAAGGAAGAACGAGAAGTGTTGCGAGCAAGTGGATGGCAACCTTACTCTATTAAAATGGGAGATAATTGGGTGAGTTACCAACGTGCTGACCCCATTACAACAATGCTTGGTATTTTTGCTGATATAAAAGACGCACAGACTTACCAAGAAGAGATGGAAGGAGCAGAAGGGTTGTTTTCTGCTTTAGCGTTGTCAGTTGCCTTTAACATTACTGACAGATCTTATCTTCGTGGGTTAAACAATCTGCTTAACGTATCGAGAGACGCGCAGACTTACGGTCCCAAGCTATTAAAAGACATCGCTGGAGGTTTTGTTCCTAACATTCTTAACAAAGTTCAAGACACTGGATTCTTTAACGACGACGACGAAGGGCGCAGGATGATCCGAGAAACGCGGAGTTTGGCAGATGCAGTGCTTCGTCGTATTCCTGGCGCGGGGGAAAACATCCCACCGAAACGCACCATCCTTGGAGATCCTGTGTATCGGGATAACGTCCTTGGAATCTTTGAACCTTTCAACTTCGCTCAGATTTCCAGAACATCCAAAAGTCTTGTAGATACTGAAATTGCTAATCTTGGTCACGGGTTCACCAAACCAGATAAAAACTTCAGAGGCATCCCTGAGTTAAACCTTACTCGCATTTACAACGAGAAAGGAAGACAAGCATACGACAGATGGATGGAGCTTACGTCAGAGACAAAGATCAACGGACGCACTATGAGACAAGCACTTAAAAAGCTATTCCAAAGTGCTCAATACAAGAGACTTCCTGAAAAGATTCCGCACGAACAGACTGGAAAGAAGACTCCAAGGGTTGCGTTAGTGAACAGAATTATCAGCACGTATCGCAAGAAAGCGCAACGTGACATGATTAAGGAATTTCCTGAACTCCGCAAAGGATACAAAAAAGCACGCGAAGCTTACTTTGACGAAGTAACGCAAGCTAATCCAATACCGACACCATAAACTTCATAAAAGCATCGAACGATGAACAATGCCGTGTCACCCTCTGCGGTTGGAGTAACTGGATTAGTTTTGAATCTCAGCCTTGAACAAGTGAATACCTTGGTAGCAATCTCAGTAGGTTGTGCCACTCTGATTTACATGGTATTAAAGATCGCACAGCTTCTCAAAAATAAGTAAAGTGTGACTCCCAAATACCCCTTATTGGATAATGAGTGCAACCGACAAGAACAACGCAGCACTAAAACTAGAAGCACTCCAAGATCTGTTGATCGAAGAGTTTACTCAACGAATCAAAGAGGGGGATGCTGCTCCTTCTCTGTTGAACGCAGCACGCCAGCTTCTCAAGGATAACAACATCCACTCCAGCGTGTCAGAGGGTTCGCCCCTCGCTGAGTTAGTCAACGTGCTTCCGTTTCAGGATGACGAAGACGATCTTGCTTCTGTAGCGAACGAATGAAAGTAGAGGAGCAACTAGAAGACTTCAGGAACTTTCTTTTTGTCTGCTGGAAACACCTCAAGCTACCTGACCCCACTCCGATTCAATACGAGATCGCAGAGTGGATGCAGAACGGTCCTAAGCGTGGTGTTATCCAAGGGTTCCGGGGAGTAGGCAAAAGCTGGATTTGTTCAGCTTATGTCGTTCATCAGTTGTATTTGGATCCCCAAAAGAACATCCTTGTAGTCTCCGCATCTAAGACACGCGCAGACGACTTTAGCACGTTCACTCTGCGCCTTATTCACGAGATGCCTATTCTGGCGCACTTAAAGCCCCAGGATAAACAACGATTCAGTAAGATCTCGTTTGATGTGGGTCCAGCTAAAGCATCTCACGCCCCCTCAGTAAAATCTCTGGGGATTACCTCGCAGCTTACAGGATCTCGCGCAGACTTGATTGTTGCTGACGACGTAGAGGTTCCCAATAACAGTGCTACCCAGGGGATGCGAGACAAGCTCTCTGAGCAGGTAAAGGAGTTTGAGGCAATCTTGAAACCAGAGGATGACTGCAAGGTGCTGTTTCTTGGAACACCCCAGTGCGAAGATAGCATCTACAACAAACTGATCGACAGGGATTACGCTTGCAAGATCTGGACAGCAAAGAAGATTACTCCGCAAAAGAATGAAAAGATCTACAAGTCACAAGTAAGCTCGATTTGCATAGCAAAGGACAAAAAAGAAACAGGAAACGCTACCGAGCCTACCCGTTTCAGCGACATAGACCTAGCGGAACGAGAAGTGTCTTACGGACGCTCCGGGTTTGCCATGCAGTTCATGCTGGACCCCAAGCTGTCCGACATGGACAAGTTCCCGCTAAAGGTAAACGACCTTGTTGTCATGGACATAGACAACGAGACGGCACCAGAAAAAGTGGTGTGGGCGCAAGTGCCTGAGAATGCCTGGGATGACAGTGTGCCTAACGTGGGGTTCACTGGTGATCGCTTCTATAGACCCATGAAAGTCGTAGGAGACTACATCGACTTTACAGGAAGCGTCATGTCCATCGACCCTTCAGGACGAGGAAAAGATGAAACCTCGTGGGCAATCGTAAAGATGCTGAACGGGTTTCTTTTTGTGGTCGATTGCGGGGGAACCCAAGGGGGATACAACGAGCACACTTTGAAGATGCTGGCGTTGAAAGCACACGAGCACAAAACAAACGCAATAATCATTGAGAGCAACTTTGGTGACGGGATGTTTTCTGAGATTTTTAAGCCCTACATCGAAAAGGTCCACCCTTGCACTCTTGAAGAAGTGCGCCACAACATCCAAAAAGAAAGGCGCATTATTGATGTGATGGAACCCGTGATGAACCAGCACAGGCTTGTTATTGATCCCAAGGTCATCAAGCGGGACTACGACTCGTGCCAGGAATACCCACTAGAGTCCCAACTGCGCTACCAGTTAATTTATCAGCTCTCCAGAATCACCAGACAAAAGGGATCTTTAACACACGATGACAGGCTCGACGCACTCTCGATGGCAATCCAATACTGGGTTGACCAGATGGCACAAGATGCCGACAAAAAACGCACAGAAAGAAAAGAGGATATGCTCAACGAGGAGTTGCGGAAACTTGCCGATACCTACTACAATCGCAAAGGGGGCAATAACTCCCCAAATTGGATTAGCTGAGAGAATGAAATTGTATAGTCTGCTTTACTCTAAAATTAACGAGATCTACGAAGATTCTCCAGAACTCCACAAACACCGGGACGTTACGCTGGACCTTCTAAAAAAGAAAGCAAACGGCAATCCACCGCCACTTTCATCCTCCTCAAGTAAACCCACGGTCATCATTGCGGTAGGTCACAGCAGACGAGGAGACCAAGGGGCCTGGACAATGGAGGGAGGCGTATCAGAGCACGCTTACAACTCAAAAATAGCCAAAGAACTCTGTGAGTTATTGGAGGATAGCGGATTGGTGACTCCTGTTGTCATCGACAGCTACGGAGGCAAAACATACACCCAGGCTATCAAGTGGTTATCCGAAAAAGTCAACTCGTTCCAAAACGTCGCCCTTTGCGTTGAGCTTCACTTTAACGCTGCCGGAAACCCAAAGGCAAAAGGACACGAGTTTCTCTTCTGGCA